AGGTGAAGGTCGGGCGGGAAGCGCCCTTGCCCAGGCCGATGTAGGTCACGCCAGCGACATCCACGTCAACGGCGGTCAGGAAACTTTCGGTGTGGCCTTCCATGATGTAGACCACATCGCCCGCCGCCAGGCCAGCAGAGTCTACGCAGTAGCGCAGGGTCGCAAAGGGAGCGTCGGGGTTTTTGCCGTAGCCCACAGCATTGGTTGCCAGGGTAGCGGTTGAGTCCACGAACCAGATTTCGCCGGGGTGGGCATTGATATTGGCGTAGTCGAACACGCCGCCGGGTTGCTGCCGGCTAAACAAGGGAGTACGAGACATAGTATTTTCCTCTTTTCTTTGTTAGCGGGCGGGAGTTTACTTTCCTCCCGCCCTCCAGGTTAGAGTGAATTAGTCAACCAGGCTCGACGGAATATTCTGCGCGTTGCGCGGAGTAACCGCAGCCAGGATTGCGATTTCGCAGGGCGAAGCGCCAGCGCCAGGATTGGCAATCACACGGGCATAAGGCCCGCCAGCCGCGGCAATGATCGCCGGATCAACGCTGATGATAAGAATCTTGTCATCATCGTCAGCAGTGACCGTCACGCCGCCAGTGGTAGCGGTAGCAATCGCGCCCAGGGTGTCGGTGCCAGCAGCAGCGGTGTAGCGGTAATCAAACACGACAGCGGTATTGCCAGCGCCCGCAGCGGTGGTGCATTCCTCGACGGTCACCACAACGGTATCACCCGTGATGGTGCCGAAGAAAACGAGGAAGTCCACAGCGGTACAATCGCCAACGTCAACGCCGACGGTGGTTACAGTGGCCGCAACGGTATCAACCGGGGAGGCCAGCGGGATATAGTGCTTAACTTCGGAAAGGTTGTTCATTTCTTCATTTCTCCTTAGCGGGCAGCGAGGCCAACAAAAGCCGACTGAGTAGCGCCGCCGTTATTGGGGGTGATTGCGCTGGCGTGCGCCGTTTGCCCGTCGCAGCGGTAGACAAAGCGGAATACCGTTTGATCGGTCAAGAATTGAACATGGATGCTCTGCGCAGCCTCAACGCCGCCTTTTTCCCAGAACAGGTATTGAGACATGTCAGCCAGAACGATGTCGCCAAGATCGCCTACAACCGGGTTGTATTCCGTCTCGACAACCGGACGCCCCTTGATGCGCATGACGCCTTGAGCGTCGTAGTCAACAAAGCGGGGAGGAATACCAGAGGTTCCAGCAGCCAGATACAACTGATCCAACTGCGGGCCAACGTCGGGAGAGATGTACCAAACCGCTTTGCTCTTGCTGCGGGTGCGCAAGCGAGCCCACATTTTGATGAGGTTCTGATACACAACGGTATCAGCGGCCTGCCCGGTCTCTTTCGCAACGCTGATAAAAGCGCCCGACTGAGTGAAGCCACGCGGCCCGCCGGTTCCGTTGCCGCCGAAAATGTCATCATTCGTCATGAATGACAATTCTTCGCTGCAACCCATGCGAACGATGGTCGAAAACTGCGCAGAGTCTTTCAGCAACTCGTCAGTGCCGTACACAAGCACGGCGTACTTTTTGAGTTCCCAATTGATGCGGCGGAACTTCGGCTGAGAGGCGGTTTTTTCTGCGGCCTCGGCCAAGCGATAGCCACGGATGCCGCCCCAACGAGAGCCATCGGCCCGGCTGGTTTCGTCCACGCCATTGATCCAGCCGTAGTTGCTATCAGTCCCAACCGGAAGGCCGAAAACAGCGGAGGTGAACGGCCCGGCTTCGTGCGTATCCATCAGCAATTGAGCGGCGATAGTTGGCTCCAACAGATAGCCGCCCTCAGATGGGGTCGCTTCATTACCGCCAAGCACGGCTTTGATCGCCTTCAGACGGGGGTGGACGACCTGCCCACCGGACAACTGCCAATTCTTGACAGCAAACAGATTGTCGGCAATGCTGGTAAACGGGTTGTCGGCTTCGTCGTGAGTGACAGCCGGCTCGGAGACAGCCACGCCGACCGATTTGAGCGGGGGCAGAGCTGCGATTGCCGCTTCCGCGCCAGACTTGGCGGCGGCGGCAATCATTTCTTGCAGTTTGGTTTCGTCAATTTCCATTATGTTCTCCATTTTTGACGTTTTGATTTGCGTGCTATCTCCCGCGGCTCCCGCCGCCAGCGGAGGTATTACAGATTTCAGCGGCAGCACCTGATTACGGTACTCTGCCGGGGTGTGGGTGTAGGAGGCGTCTAAGCCCAACGGCCAACGGGTTATTTCGTGCGTGCCGTTTTTGGTATCCTTGCGGTCTGTCAGGTGCGCAGCCGTGCCGCTGCTCCATCCCAACTTGCCGGCGCGGGCCAGGTCTGCAACCATGCGCTCGTATTCGTCTCGCTCATCCAGTACGTGCTTTGCAAAGACGCCAATCTCATCAATGCTCAGTTCGGCGTCATTCGTGAAGCGCTGTTTGATCGCCCTGCCCTTGACGGGTTGGCGGTGATTGAAATAAACATGGGATTTCGCAGGCCACGCTGAAGTTGCGTAGTCGGTGCGGGGAGTGAAGAAGTCTTTAGCGTCTGTCAGGTCGGGGTCATCAGCGGAGCCGAAGCGTACCAGGTAGCCGCCCACGGTCACTTTGCCGTCAGCTTCAGACAGCGCCTTGATAGCATGGAAGTTGACGAAATGAAATTACAGGAAATGATTACCGACGCTGCCACCAAGGGCGCGGCTGCGGCAATCGCGGCTCTGCCCCCGCTCAAAAGCGTTGGCGTGGCTGTCTCCGAACCGGCTGTCACTCACGACGAAGCCGATAACCCATTTACCAGCATTGCAGACAATCTGTTTGCGGTGAAAAACTGGCAGTTGTCCGGCGGGCAGGTCGTCCACCCCCGCCTGAAGGCGATCAAGGCTGTTCTGGGCGGCAACGAAGCGACCCCATCCGAGGGCGGCTACCTGCTCGAACCCACCATCGCAGCTCAATTGCTGATGGACACGCACGAAGCCGGGCCGTTCACCTCTGCTGTTTTCGGCCTGCCGGTTGGCACGGATAGCAACTACGGCTGGATCAACGGCGTTGACGAAACCAGTCGCGCCGATGGCTCCCGCTGGGGCGGCCGGCGTGCCTACTGGACTGGAGAAGCTGCGTCCCTGCCCGCCTCGAAGCCTGAGTGGGGCGAGTTGGCTTTGAAACTCAACAAGCTGACTGCCTTGTTCTATGCCACCGATGAAATGCTCGAAGATAGCGTGGCTCTCGCTTCCTACGTCAACCGCGTTGTCCCACAGGAACTGGCGTTCAAATTGGACGTTGCAATTCTGAACGGTACGGGCGCTGGGCAGCCTTTGGGCGTGTTGCGGGGCTCTGGTCTGAGTGAAGTCACGAAGGAAACCAACCAGGCAGCCGCAACCATCGTGTACGAAAACATCATCAAGATGCGCGCTCGGATTTGGGGTTACGGGAAGGCGATTTGGATGGTCAACCACGACACCCTCCCCCAACTGATGCTCATGAATCAAACCCTCGGAACCGCTGGCGTGATCGTCTGGCAACCGAGCGCGCGAGAGGATCATCCCGATTTGCTCTTCGGACGCCCCTTGGTTATTTCCGAGTACATGCAGACCCTCGGAACCAAGGGCGATATTCTGCTCGCCAACTGGTCGGAATATCTGGAAGGCATTTACCAGCCTTACCAGTCGGCGGAGTCGATCCACGTCCGGTTTGTGAACCACGAGAGGACCTTCAAGTTCTGGGTTCGGAATGCGGGCGCTCCCTGGTGGAACGCGGCCTTCACCCCCAAACACAGCACAGCAACCCTTTCGCCGTTTGTCACGCTCGATACGCGCGCGTAAAAAAGAAAACAAGAAAGCCGAATAAGGAGATAGAACATGGCAGCGACACTTTCACCCCGCGACAAAATGAAATCCACCAGCGCGTGGAAGTTGTACGATTTCGATCCTGACAGCGCGGATAAAGTCGATATCGCGTGGCTCGATATGCGCGATTACACCCACTTCGCCTGTACGTTTTTCAGGACGGTCGGGACCGGAAACGTCGATACGTTTCGGATCATCGCTAACGACGCCTCGGATGGAAGCGGAACTGACGTGGAGATTATCGCTCACGCGGTCGGTTCGCAACCGAACGCGCTGGCCGATCAAATTCACCTGGAATGCACGGCGGAAGAGATCGGCGCGTTAGGCGATACGAACAGCAAAAACCTCCGCTACGTTTCGGCGCAAGTGGAATTTGCGACCAATACGGATGAAGGCGTGGTTTACTGTTGCCGATGCGGAGCGCGGTTCCCACAGGCGAATTTGACCGCCGATATCGTCGCGTAAAGCGAGGAAGACCGAACAGGAGAAACACAATGAAACGTTATTCGATTGTCCTAGCGCTGGCCTTCTTGGTTTGCGGATCGGCGTTCGGGCAGGCCAAGACCAAATCCAAGTACCTCGATTGGAACCTCATCTTCTACGATAGGGCCAGTTTGGAATCGGTCCTCCCGGTCGCTCCGGTTGTCTTTTACGAAGATTTCCTCGGTAACGATTTCCTCGATACCGAATCCGGCTCCGTGGGAATTTGGGAGACGGTCGAAGTCAACCTAAACACGGCGATTGCAGTCCGGGCGGATACCGCTAACGGCGTCCTGGCGATGATCCTGGACGCCGACTCCAACGCGGAAGACGCGGTTCTTTCGTGGGGCGATCAACGCGGAATACTCGTTACCGCTGGCGCTCAATTCGAGGCGCGGGTGAACGTGGCCGTTCTCCCGACCGGCTCCACTACCGTCGTTCTTGGAATGGTCGGCAATCACGACCTCGATAAAGACACAGTAACCGAAGCGGCTTGGTTCCGAATCGAGGGGGGCGATGGGGATCGGATTCTTTTGGAAACCGACGACACGACTAACAACAACGACGACATATCCAGCGCAGTCGATGTTGTGGCGGGCGTCTACCACATTTACAGAATCGACTTTACCACGATCGCCGATGTTAAGTTTTACATCGACGGAGCGCGTGTCGGCGCGGCGACCACGTTCGATATGAGTAATCTGACGGCGGCTGAAGCGGTCATGCAACCGTATGTATCGCTGGATAAAGGCAGCGGAACGCCGGTCGGGACGCTCGATATCGACTATATCCGGATTTGGTCGGATCGGTCCTA